GATGACGATAGCGTCGATGCTTATATCTGTCGCATAATGCTCGAATATACCGACGTCCGGTTCAGGCGACGCGATGTTATATGATACGTCCGCTTCGCCAGCCGCATAGACGGCATAGCGTGGCAGTATGGGTAGTTCATCGAAATAATATGTAAACGTTCTCATGCTGCCTGCTCCGAATAGTTGTCAATCATGTGTTGCGCTATCTCTGTCCAATTAACGTCAGACAGAAAAGCCATTGCGTATGAAAAGGCTAGGCTCATTGCGTCGCCTGTTTGCGCCTCTAATGTTTCTGCTGCCATTTCTTTAAGGCTAAGACCTAGATCATAAGCTGTGACGCTAGAATCATGGCCGCAATCATACGGATCATAACCGTCGAACATCTCTAAATTGACGCGCCATGTCGCGTAGTTTGTCCATCCATTGTAATTGCTCATAATTTTTCCCCTATTAGGATGAGTTAGGCCGGCGCAAGGCCGGCCAATAATATTAAAGCGCCCATGCTGGCGCGCCGGTAGGGACATTATGCGCCCTAAATGGCATTATAACGCCAAAGCCATCTATATCGGGAAGGCCAAAGTGAACAAGCGCCGGGCTATCGCCATTGTGCGAGATAATAATTTTGGCGTCTTTTTTTCCTAGCGCCTTCGTCATTTTAGCCCAGTCAGCCATATATGCGGCGTTAAATTGCGCTATCTCGCCGCTAGTCTCTTTAGGGATAATCCGACGCCATTCAGGAAAAGTCCCGTCGATAGGCTCAAAAATAAGATTACCTAGCATATATTGTGCGCCGTTAATCTTACCTAACTCTACAGTTTCTTCTCTAGTTTTTAGAGCGTTTATCGTCTCAATAGGAATAATGATTGAACACTCTGTTAAATTCTCTAATTCTGGCGCTTGTCTAAAAGCCGCTAACCGATGGCCATCAGTGGCGACAATAAAGACGCCTTTTTGATTAGCCTGTATTGCGACGCCTTTCAGATAATAGCGCGTCTCCTCTTTACCTACTGCTACAGCCGCAGCTTTGAGATAATTTACGTTAATTTGCATTGTCTTTCCCCTTATCTGAATAGAATGAATGGTGACGCGATAGTCATCACTGCCAGCATGACGACGCCCATTGCGACGCATGCTGAATTAAAAAACTCGGTTAGTGACATGATTTTTACCCCTGGTTTGTGTGTAAAGAAATGTATAGTGCAATTATTTACAGTTGTAAAGTATTTTCTTGCATTAATTTTCACTTTTGTTTTTATGGGTGATTTTTATGGGTTGTTTGGGCTGTTATATGGTCGGGCAATGGGTTGAAAGCCAAGCCCATATAATGCCCAAAATTCATAGCTTTGGGTTGTTTGTGTTATTATTATAATTATAAATATTTAATAAGTATAATAATTGATATAAGTCAAATGAGCCGTGAACGTGGGGAACTGTAGAAAAGTCATTCAGCGACTTAAAACCCACTACCCAAACAACCCATATCACCCAACAATCACCCAACTCTTGTTGACATTTAACTTAACATTTTACTTTAAGTTTACATTCTAAGTTAAGTTGACATTTGTTTACATTGAGCTGGTAGTTGACATTTGGGGGAGGGGGTCTGGGCCTTGACCATCCCTTAAAGGTTTACGAAGGGACTGCACGAAATTTTTTTTATTTGCTAAAAAGCACCCCGTCATATATTTTGTTGCAATGACATTCCAATCGCTACCTTATGAGCCGCGCAAGATCGAAGCGACGGAGCAACGGCTGCAACAAATCTACGACGCAGCACGACAAGGGTTAAAAGGCGACGCGCTGGCGTTGGCCTGTGATATGATGCCAGTCGAGTATCGTCGGCTGATACAACTCGATCCGGTCGCAGAGTATTACGAAACCAAAGGACGCGCTGACGGCGAGATGGAGATGGCGGGCGTTCTACGTGACGCGGCGCTGGCAGGCGATGCTAAGGCGGCGCTTGATATTCTAAAGCATGTGCATGGCTGGGTTGCTAAACAGGCGGTCAGCGTCGAGGTCAACCAGACGATCTCTATTACGGCGGCGTTACAAGAGGCGCAGCAACGGGTCATTGAAGGGCAGATAATAGATGCAAGTGCCAATATACTCCCCGGAGGAGGAACAGCGTCTTATGGCGACCTTATGGTCGCCGCAGATCAAGAACGATCCGCTGTCGTTCGTGAGGCTGGCGTTTCCGTGGGGGAAGCCAGGGACGCCTCTTGAGCATTTTGAGGGACCGCGTCGATGGCAGCTAGAGGTCCTGGTTGAGCTGCGCGAACACATCAAAGCAAACGGCGGTCGAGTAGACTTTGAGACTTTTAGGATGGCGACGTCTTCGGGGCGTGGCATCGGTAAATCTGCCTTAGTCTCATGGTTAGTGATCTGGATGCTGACCACACGGATCGGTTCGACAACCATCGTGTCGGCTAACTCCGAGGCGCAGCTCCGTAGCGTCACCTGGGCCGAGATCACGAAGTGGCTGAGTATGTCACTTCACAGTCATTGGTTCGAGGTATCAGCAACGCGAGTGCTACCAGCCAAGTGGATCTCGGAACTGGTCGAACGCGACCTGAAGATGGGCACGCGCTATTGGGGCGTTGAGGGGCGGCTGTGGTCGGCTGAGAATCCAGACAGCTACGCGGGGGTGCATAACTTCGCGGGCGTGATGCTGGTGTTTGATGAGGCGAGCGGTATTGATGATACGATATGGGCAGTGGCAGCGGGCTTTTTTACGGAAAATACCCCTAATAGGTTTTGGTTGTGCTTTAGTAACCCCCGGCGTAACTCTGGTTACTTTTATGAGTGTTTTAACTCCAAACGAGACTTTTGGAGAAATAAGATTGTCGATGCCAGATCTGTCGAAGGGACAGATAAGGCCGTCTACCAACAGATCATTGACGAATACGGACCCGACTCAACCCAAGCGCACGTCGAAGTCTATGGACAATTCCCTAATGCCTCGGACGATCAGTTTATCCCCAATTCACTGGTCGATGACGCAATGGAAAGAGCGCGATGGCTCGACCAGACTGCGCCCATTGTCATCGGAGTAGACCCGGCGCGCTTTGGGGCTGACGCGACTGTCATCGCAATACGACAAGGCCGCGACATGGTGGCAATCAAACGCTACAGAGGCGACGACACCATGGCAGTGGTTGGGCACGTCATCGACGTGATCGAGGAGTATAAGCCTGCGCTGGTCGTGATCGACGAGGGCGGACTCGGCGCGGGGATCGTGGACCGGCTAAAGGAGCAACGCTACAAGGTGCGAGGAGTGAACTTCGGCAATAAAAGCAACAAGCCCATCATGTATGGTAATAAGCGTGCAGAGATGTGGGGGACGATGAAGGAATGGCTGAAGAGCGCGAGCATACCAAAGGACAGATATTTGAAGTCGGACCTGACTGGACCGATGATGAAGCCGGACTCGAAAGGGACGATTTTCTTGGAGTCGAAGAAGGACATGAAGTCGAGGGGGCTAGCCTCCCCAGACGCTGCGGACGCGATAGCCGTTACTTTCGCTTTCCCCGTCGCACACCGCGAGGCGCGCGTTGACCAGACACGGCGTATCAGCTATGGTCAAGGCTCCGCATCGTCTGGATGGATGGCCTCTTGATGGCTAAGAAATCTGTATCTTTAGCTGTAGGTCGTGGCGAGAAGCTATCGACAAAAGCGGGCGCTGGTCTGACTGCTAAAGGTCGTGCTAAGTATAATGCTGCTACGGGCAGCAAGTTAAAAGCTCCGGCACCTAATCCTAAGACTGAGGCTGATAAAGGTCGTAAGGCTAGTTTTTGTGCTAGGATGAAACCTATCGCAGAAAAGAGTGAAAAGGGCAGCCGTGCAAGAGCTTCAATGCGTCGATGGAATTGTTCATGAAGAATGGCGTGACATTCGTGGCTACGAAGGACGTTATCAAGTAAGTAATTTGGGCCGTGTAAAATCGTTGGCCCGTGATAGACGAGGCAAAAATAACGGGTTAGTCCCTATGCCGGAACGCATAATGAGACTGACACCAAAAAAAGATAACGGTCGAACCAAACCTTATATTGAAGTGCGGTTTAGGAACGGCGGGTTAAGAACAGAAAGGTGTAAAGCGTTTTTGGTTCACAGGTTAGTAGCGGACGCATTTATAAAACCGCTAGAACCTGGCGAACAAGTAGATCATAAAAACGGTTTACATAGTGACAACAGGGTTGAGAATCTTAGGGTTTTAACTTGGCTGGATCATGCTAGAATACACCCTAAAGTTATTAACCCAAATCCTAAAGACCCGACAACGGGGAGATTTGTAAGTGGCAAGTAAGCCAGGGCTATACGCCAACATTCACGCTAAGAAAGCACGCATCGCAGCCGGATCAGGTGAGAAGATGCGAAAGCCGGGCACTAAAGGCGCGCCGACAGCCAAGGCGTTCAAAGAGTCCGCCAAGACGAGGAAGAAATAAGTGGCAAACACTAAGCCTATTGGCGTCGCCTATGAGGATCAAAACATCATCGGCGCGACGACCGTGCAGGCCGCTAATATCTTGACGACTGGTCAGATTGGCTACGCAGCAGGCGCTTATGGCACTGTAACGCAGCAAAACAATAAAACGACCGGCGTGACAGTCAATTCCTCGTCAGGACAGATCACAACGGCTAACTCGCAGCTTGCGCCAAGCGCCCAAGCGGTGTTCACAGTAACAAACTCAAGCGTGTCGTCAAAAGATGTGGTAACGTGCAGCGTATCATCGGGCGGCACGTTGGGAGCTTACAATGTATTTGTGGGCGCTATATCTGATGGGTCGTTTACGATAGTTATTAAGAACAGCACCAACAACGCATATAGCGAGTCT